ATTTATTATAAGTGGTTCATGCTGGTCACATCAGCTTTACCATATTGCCCCCTGTCAGCTCCTACACTGACAGGGGGTTTTCTTTATAAAAACATTAAGACCTTATCTTACAAAAAAAAAAATGTCAAAGAATTATTTTAAAAATATCAAATAATATCTAATACTATCTAATAATAACAAAACCACCTAAAAATACCTAAAAATAAAAAAACGATTTGAAAAAAATTTAATAAAAATTTTAACAAATACTAAAACGCTGAAAGCCTTGATATATATAGTCCAATGCACAAGTTCGCAATATATACCAAGAGAAAACAAAAAAACTACTTATTACAAAATAATTTCACTTTAAATCTTCACAAAATTAAAAACCCCAGGTCACCTGGCGACTACTTTTTTTACCCATTTTTCCCATACCGCAAAGATGGTTTTTATCAATATTGACAAGGGTTACAACATTTTAAAATTAAAACCGATTGAAGGTGTTAAAAATATATTAATACATTTTAAAACAAAACAGAAAAGGAATAAAAAAAAAATTTATCTCTTATTTCTTCTGCCCTGATCCTCTTCAACTTCCCTTTTCTGTTTTGTTGCTAAACGGTGCAACCTAATAAGGAAACTTATCAGTTTTGAAAGGAAACTTATCAATTTAAATCCGGGGGAGTACCCCCAGACCCCCCAACGAGTTATCGCAACCCTATCTTTCTAATTTGAACAATTTAATACTCATAGCTTATTACAAAAATTATCTTAGCTCTGAAAAATAAAAATATCTGAACTTCTAAAAAAATATTTTTAAGAGGGGGGGAGGGGGAACAGATCATAAATAGATACTTAAATTTATATTTCAAACTTTAATATAAAATTAAAATATATCTCTGCCCCCCGTGCAGGGCTGCTACTACCTTTGATGAAATATTTTCGGCAATAATATAGGTAAAAAATTATATCTGATTACCGGATTTATAGCAGAGTTTTAGATCGAAAAACGGGAATTATCGGCTGCTTTTTCCTATGAAATTTGAGCGCCCTGGGAGCACGCCCTGGAGACTATCAAAAATCTCCAGGGATTGTTACAAATGTTATGTAGACTATTTTTTTTTAGAGAAAAAGAGTGTGAGAGTGAGGAAGAGTGAGGGAAAGAAAGAGAAAGTGGGTGAGAGGGTTAATATTTATTTTTGAATTTGAGTATTTAAAAAAAAGTTTGAGAATCTGGTTTTGTAAGAGTAGGGGAGGGAGCGAAAAAAATCATGTTTGATTTTTTCGCCTCACCCCCCAAAAAAAAAGTTGAAGAGAAAAGAGTCGAGAATTTTAAGAATGAGAAGAAGAAGAAAAAAAAATTTTGTTTTGCAATTTAAGTTTGGAATAATCACGAACTGATAAAAGAGCATAAAAAAATCTTCCAATTTTTTTCACAGGATAACGAAGCTGAGATACATAAGTTAAATGATTAGTAACAGGAGAAATAAAAGCATATAATTTATTTTTCCGCAAAACATACGAACGAATACGAACAGCACGAATTTTATCAGGTTTCAAAGAAGGTTCAGAAATTAAAGGAGAAACAGAAGATACAGGATTTAAAGAAGGCTTAAACTGAGTTTTTACAACCTTTTTAGGATGTCTGGCTTTTTCAATCTGAGCTTTAGAAGGTGTAATATACCAATAAAAAAATGGAACCATAAAGGCGAATAAAGCAATTAAAAAAAAGACATAATACTTCAAAGGGTTAGTATGTTTCATCTGATCATCGCCGACAAAAGAAGTATATAAATCAAAAATTTTCTTATCTTTTTTCATAGTTTTTCGCTTAAAAATATCGCCGGCGGACTTAATATTATATCTAAATTCGCCAAATAGCGAAAACGTACTCTTAACAGCTCTATACTCAAGTTCTGATAAAACATTAATAGATTTTGAAATCTTAGAGTAATCTTGAGTAATTAAATATATTTTATCGCCAAAGTGGCGATGATAATCAAAATAATAAACTACATCTTTATTTTTGAAATTATAAGGAATATATCTCTGTGCTTCATCAATAACATAAATCACAAAAGGATATTTCTTATGCAATTTCTCTTGATAAGGGACAGTAAAAAAAGTTTCAAAATCAATATTATTTTCTTCAAAAATTTGAGTTAAATTTTTATGAGGCAACTTTAAATCATCAATATTAGTAAAAATTGTATATTTCTTAGATTTTTCATTTCTGTAAAAAGAACGATCTTTTTTATGATAAAAAAAATATTGATCAATTAAAAGTTTAATAGCAAGATAAGTTTTTCCTGCGCCTGGCGTACCTGTAATTAAATTAATCATTTCATTTTCCTTAAAATTAAAATTAGAATTTTATTTTTATTTTATTATTTAAAAAATGGAATAAAACGCATCAAAAAACGAATAGAAAGAAACGACATAAAAACGGAGAAACACTGAGGTAACTTAATCAAATTTGCAATATAAGCACCCATTCCCGTGAACTGGATTGACAAAGATTGTATATTTTGAGCATCTAAAAAATTTAAAGCATAAGACATAAAATCAAAAACAATTCCTGTTAAGACATTATATAAAACAATAGGCAAAATTATAAACAAAACTGTAAAATAAAAAGCCTTCCATGCCAGAAATTTAATCGTTTCAACTGATATAATTCGCCCGATACCTGAAACTAAACCCCCAAATAAAGAACCTAAAAGAGCAAAAAGTGCTGACATAAATTACCCCCTAAAAATTAACATCATTCCTGATAAAGTTGAAAAAGCAAGCAAAACACTACCAAATGCTTGCAGTTCAGGTTCAAAACCCTTAACCGTTAGTGGTATTTGTTTTCCATTATATGGAAAATATATTGTATCAACAGCCCCAACGGTCGTAACTTGAGTATTAGAAAAAATATCAGATAAAGGATTATTACTAATATAATCTTGCATTTTTGAAACAATATCTGTTTTCTGTTGATACTCTGCAGGTGCATCAGTTGATAAATCAACGTTTCCATTTATACTTGAAACCGCTTGATTATAAACTGTATCTGTATTTCCTGCAGAAGATAGAGCATTATTCTTATCATCCTCAGTTGTAGAATTTGCATCCTGAACAGCATTTTTTACATCATCTTGAGTTAAAGAAGAACCCCCGGAGGTATCGCCACCAGAAACAACAACAGATGAGGGGCTTGAATTAGCAATAGTTTGTTTTGCATCAATATTTTTCAATTTATTATTAATTGAGTCTAAATAATCACCCAAACGGGCTATATTCTCAGATGAAGATTTTGTATTATTAACAATCTTTTGCAAAGATTGAGTATCAGAATCAGAAGAATCAGAAGAAGTTCCACTTTGCATGTTTGGATCAGAACCAGCAGGCACCGTTTCATCATTTGATAATATCTCATTTGTAACCTGATAATAATCATTTGAAGCATCAGAAGAATCAGAAGAGACATTATCATTATTATAAGTCGAGGCTGTAAAATCAGGAAAAAGATTTTCAGCTTGAGACGCATCAACAAAAGAAGGATTAACATTAATATAAGGCATATAACCTGACATATCATCAGGTTTATCACCATATGTAAAAATATCTCCACGATCGGTTTTCACCGTATATTGCACTTTTTCACCCGTCGCAGTGTTTTCAATATATGAAATTACAGCAAATTTATAAGAGTTAGAATCATTAGGGTATAAATCCCACTTATCCGCAACACCATCAGCATCTGCATCAGGAACAGTTATACCCTCATAATTTGAACCACCATCAAAAAGAACTACTCTAAACCCCCCGCCAGAATTATAATAAGCACTATAAAGCCGAACAGATGTAAAATGTTGAATATTATCACTAAAATCAGAAACTAAAGTACTTTTAGCGCCCATATAACTATGATACGCCCCGCCTGCCCTGTTCACAACATCTTGAGAACCTTCCCCAGGTTCCTGATAGTAAATATCACAAGTAATATTATTCCGAGCTGCAAAAGCATTACCATTCCAAGTATAAGCTGAAACAATATTGTAAAGCCCCAAAAACAAAACAAAAGCAAAAGAAAGCAGAAAATAAAGTAAATTTTTCATTAAACCCCCTTTTAAAAACAAAAAACCCTGCCCCGCTTGTTCAGCAAGGCAGGGCAGATAATTTGCCGTCTAAGGTAAAAAACTATGATCGATTGATCAACTTGATAAGTTTTCTGATACCCCAGATTACACCCAAACCGGCAAGAACCGTTGCCGCGAGGGTTTCGGGCGTTGTAGAATCAATCGTAACCGAACTCAAATCAACCGCAGCACTGGCAGAAACCGCAGAGATAAGAGACATAACACCAACACCACTAAGGACCGGAAGACACTTTTTAAATTTTTGGTACATTTTACACACTCCTTATAAAAAAAATATTAAAAAAATAGATTATTGCGATAAAATCGCCCAAGCGAAAATTAAACCGCAAACAATCCCGGCGAACCCTAAAAGAAAAACAAAATCTTGTTGTAGCATATTAACTCCTTGAAATTATTCGAACTAATATATTAATTCCAAAGGCGATCATGGCAAAAACAGCAATTATAGTAAAAAAATAATTAAAATATTCAGCCCCTGGCACATTAGCAGGGTTAAGTATTTGCATTGTCTTTATTGACAATCCAGTTAAATTAAACATTCAATCACCTCATCAAACCGGTTGACCTGCAGTTACATAATTTATATAAGTATTGCCCCTGTCAGAAACACCAGGCCGAGACCTGAAAGGAAACTCAACCGACTGACCAATCTCAATATTATCAAGAAAATTATCAAAATCGGTTATATCAACAACCTGTGAATGCGTTTTATATTGATCTAAAATAGAAACAATATTTAAATCCTGACCCTTTTTTGTTTTAATCGTTCTTCTGTGAAGTAAAATTCCTTTAATAAATTGCATTTTGTTCACGCTCCTTTTTTAATTGTTCTATTGAAAAAATCTCAGTGTAACGATCAGTATAATTCTTGCCATAATCATAATTAAACTTTACAAAATGTATTCCATCTTTAACTAATTCCTCAGGATCAAAACAGGACAAAAACTCATCCAACTTTTTTAAAAAAAGTTTTGTTTGCGGTCTTTTTTGCATGCCGGTTAGCCTCTCTTAATATAATTTCATTATCTAATTGAATTTTTAATTTTTCCCAGGACTTATCAGAATTTTCAATAATCCAACCACGCAAAGACAATTTTTTTATAATCGTCCATTCCTCAGTAGTAAAAAAACCATAAAACTCTTTTATAAGATCTTCCATCTTTACAATTTCCTCATCTTTCAAATCAGCAATCGAATATTTAGATTTTAAGCCTTTTGAAAAATAAAGAGATTGTTTGCCCTTAAAAGTTTTACAATATTCATAAAAAATAGAAGCATATTTATTATATAATACTTTTTTCTTTTCAAAATCATGTTCATCATTAATAAGATACAACATCCCGAATGGGGTAATATTATTACTTTGAGCTCTCTTTAAATTGCCTTTGGATAATTCAGACGTTACACCCCAATTCTTATTATTTACCGTTTTAGTCAAATAAGAAGTCATAACATTAGTATGATCACCCTTAAGTTCGTCAATACGAACAGACCTTTTATAAAAAGCCCCAGCACTCTTTATTTTAACACCCGCATATAAAAGTGCTTTTGTCCAGTTTGCAAAAACATCATTTCTAAATTTTTTAAGATTTTTAACCGGATTATTTAAAATAACTAACTCATGGCTATGAATATGCCAGCCGTTTCGACCATATGTGACTTCCACGGTTGTAACAGAGCCATCAAGTCCATAATGATTCATAATTTGCTTATAAGGTACAAATTCAGAATGATATTTAACAAAATCCCAATTTTTAAACTTCCGCCGAGCTGAAATAAATTTGTCTCTCACAGTTTTACAAGATTGATTTTTATAATGAGGAATGGTAAGCGTTATTAAATAATGATATTTACCCTGAGCTTGAGTCATATCAAGTAAATATTCAAGTTCCGACTTCCTATACTCGGTAATTTTAGAAGCGCAAACAGGACAAGAATAAACAGACCCGCAAGTCTGCAAACCTTTATAATAAGCTTTTTTTTGATCTGGTCTTTTACACAGATTAATAAAAGAAGAGTATCCATTTTTTACCCTTAAACAATTACATTGCCTTTCGAGGGGGCCGCCAAATTGGCGATGGATATTTGAGGATATTGTCTGAGCTTGAAATCTTTCAATAATATTTGCCATAAAAAAAGCCTTGCCATTTTGGGCAAAGCTGATAAGATAGC